CAAGGATGTTTCTTGAGCCACCATTAGGAATATGAAACAGGTAATCACTCAAACGACCTGACCCATATTTCACACGATGCGCCCAACTCATGAGCGTCATCTGTTCTTGATCTTCTGTAGGCACTCGATTAAATCGCTTAGAACGAGCTGCCTTCTGTGACTGGACCCTTTGAGCCTCTTTGAATGTGGTCATTTGACATACTCCGTAATTAAACGAATAATCAAAAACACAGTTAATGTTGCCGCTATCACGCCCCAGGCAAAAAAGAATCCTCTGCCAAACCACTCCATAATTGCAGGTGTTGAAAGCTCACCGTTGTACCAACGCCATGCATATTTAATTGATACGAATAGCGCTGCACCGTAGATGATTGCTATCGCAAAGTCTTTCATCCTTCCCCCTTGAGCGCTTGCTCTATCTTCTTAACCAAGATGCTTTCGAGTAACTTTGGATTGTTTTGTAGGATTGCTTTAACTTGAGCCAACTTGAATTCAGTTTTCTCTAAAGAAGCCACCCGCTTTTGCAGCTCCTCTGATCGTCTAGTCAACTTCTGCTTTATACTTAAGTTCTGTTGGTGTCGTAGCTCATGTCCTTGAATCAAACTCTTGAGATTCGCAATTTCTTGGGCTTGCTCCTCCACTTTCGCTTGCTGGTGCTGCCATGCTTCCTGCCAAATTGCCCATTTTTCGTTAAATGAATCGAGGTGAAATGCGTAAAGCTTTCTTTGACCGTTTAAAACATATCGACCAAGCTCCTCATCAAAATCAACCGCGTCTCTAAATAGCCCAATCCAGTACTTTTGCTTCTCAAACTCTTCTCTACACTTATCCATCTCAAACATCCTTTGATTGGCAATGTGGGCTGATGTGGTTTTCTATGTGGGAGTCGTCGCCTAGCAACTCTAGAAAGTTCTCGTGCAAGACTTTTGCAAACTCGGGATGCAATTCTTGTAAGCTTCCTACTGGCTTGGGCAGAGTAGGCATGTCAATGCGGTGGCCTATCTGCTTTTCTGCTTCAGTTGCTTTGCGATACCTATCAAGTTTCTTCTTTGCAATTGTTATGATCCCAAAGTCTTTGCTAAAGCCATGAAAGTAGTATTTATGCTCATAGATCAGCTCAATAGCTCCTGTATTCACAGCCGTTTTATTAACCAAGATGTCGCCTTTTTTAAACTCACTCATGGCTGGCTCCTTTACTGCATTCAATACACGTTCAACTGTGCGCTTAGCTGCTGCCTCTGCTTCGGCCTTTATCTTTTCACTTCGTTGCCATTGTTCAAGATTCATCCCCGCCTCCGTATATTGATTCGTGGTCGCGGATGGCTTTATATAAAACATACTCAATCGTTGCAGAACGAAGGGATTCACTATTCATTTTCTTTTTTGCTTCAACAAGTCCTCCACATACTTCAACCAGTTCAACACTCTCAACGAGACGCTTGAGGTCGTCCAAAGAAAACTCGAAATCATTGCAATTAATATTTTGCTCAATCAGATACTTTGCATCTTCTATTCCGTACCATCGAATAAACTGTTCTGGTTTCATTGTTGTTCTCCGTCACATCTTTCCTGATTAATTGAGTCATGTTTCGTCATGATTGCCTCCTAATCAGTGATTTCGACTTGGTAATTGACTAAGGCTTGATAAACCCTGATATCTAATTGATCTTTAAATAGTTCAGCCAATCTTTTAATTTGTTTTTCCTTCTCTTTCTTGTAGAAAAGAAAAGCCTTAACTTCTGTGTCAAAACATGCTGTGATACTTTTTCTATTCTCAGTTCGCAATTGAGCCTGAAACTTACCGTTCACAGCAGTAACCCCTATACAGAGATCGCCTCTTGCCCTATCACTTTTTAAAATCACGTTATTGATTGAGGGCGGAACAAAACAAGTTGTCTCATTTGAGTAGTGCTTACTACCTTTGACCAAAATATCCTTATCCAATTGCCATCCATCAGTAATGGACTTATCAAAATTTGGTTTTTGTCTAATATCGTTTGCAAATTTTGATAGAGTTAGCCATTCCTCCGAACAAGTCGTGCCTCGATAAGCAGGAGTGCGGTTTTGGAACCAATCTGAATAACAGCGCTCCAATACACCACGCCATAAGTAATACTCTTTTATCAACTTCCCATCTTTTCGAACAGGCGTGTCCCAATCATTGATTCCGACACCATAGATCAACTTCTTTTCAAATCTCATTTTTGATCTCCTGTCATGGCTTCCTGCTTAAGCTGGTCTAGCAATTTCAGCTTTCTTAATTTCTCGTATAGGTTCGCTGCTGCTCTTGTTTCTTCATTACGAGTACCGAGGTTGTAATCTCTGCGGAGCTTCATCATTGCGTTGTAATCTACAAATTCGATCATATCGCCACCCAAAATAGTTGTTTTGCCTTGTCGGTTGGTTTGAGTCCCATTGGTCGTGCATTATCAGATTGCAAATAACCGGCTTCTCTTAATTGGAATGCGAAGCGTTTTGATTTTGAATAATTACAGCCGATCCATTCTTGAATATCCGAGATAGAAGTCTTGCCACGTTTTTCAATTGAGTTCTTTAAAACCAAAGCCATTTTTTCGAATTGTTCTACTGTGCTGTGTTGCTTCATACCGCTTCTCCAAATAGGTCAGGCTGCATGTCTTTCTCGGTACCTGCTTGAGCAATACGTTCTTGTGCTATTTCGAAGTACTTCTGCTCTTGCTCAATCCCAATGAATGAACGACCTGTATTTACACAAGCAACACCAGTGGTACCGCTTCCCATTGTGTTGTCTAGAACTGTTTCGCCTTCGTTTGTGTATGTGCGAATCAAGTACTCACAAAGAGCAACTGGCTTCTGTGTTGGATGGAAATTAGCTTTTTGCTTATCACTACTGAATAACTGAACTGAACGTGGGTACCGCTCTGTTGAGTCATAAGATTTGATATTTACTTGCTTGCCGTAATGCTCTGACCCAATGTCTTTACGCTTAGCTGTTTTACGTTCATGCCCAAAAGTTTTCATCGGGTTGAATGTCGGTTTAGCTTTGTAAAACACAAGAATGTTTTCATGTGCACGTAATGGCTGGAATTGAGCATTAAAGAATCCTGTAGCTGCTGGCTTCTCCCATATCCACTCATAGCGGAATAGCTTTAGGTTTGATGTTGCAAGTACTGCCGTGAATGGATGCGCAGCGAATAAGACAATCGCGCCATTCTCTTTGATTACTCGTTCGTACTGTTCCCAAAGTGGCTCAAACGGAATAACGGCATCCCAGCTGCAGCAAGTGGTACCGTATGGCAAATCGCAAAGGATCATATCCACAGTACCCGTTTCAATTTCCTTCATGCGCTCGAGGCAATCGCCTAACATAAGATTATGTTTCACGCTGCACCTCCAAACTCTTGCAAGCTAGCGAGATAAGCAGGATCAAGATCTGCAAATGTTGCTCTTGCTAAATCAGTACCTAGACGTACAGTTCCCACCTCTCCATCACGGCACTTTCCGATGATGATTTCAGCAGTTCCTGCATCTTTTGAGTTCTTGTCGTAAACTTCGTCGCGGTAAATGAAAAGAATCACGTCCGCATCCTGCTCCAATTGCCCAGATTCACGAAGATCGGCATTAACTGGACGTTTGTTAGGTCTGTTCTCTAAGTTGCGGCTAAGTTGAGATAGAGCGAATACAACGCAATCAAATTCTTTTGCGATTGCTTTCAACCCTTTTGAGATTTCACCAATTGCTCTAACTTGGTTATCAGTAACAACTGGGCTTTTCATGATTTGTAGGTAATCAACGAAAATTGCGTCTACACGGCCATACTCAGCTTTAAGTAATCTTGCTTGACGACGGACATCAGAGAGTGATGCATTAGCCGTGTCATCAATTCCGAATTTGGCATTTTCAAGCATCTTGTTAGCCTGAACTAAACGCCCCCAGTCATCATCCTCAAGAAACTTAGACTTGATATTGCGAAGCTTGATTTGTCCGACACCTGAAACAATACGGTCCCTGATTTCTTCCTCAGTCATCTCAAGTGAATGGAACTGAACAACAAGGTCTTGGTTGATTGCCATATCACTCATAATGTTTTGAGCGAATGTTGTTTTGCCCATTGATGGACGGGCACCAATCAGAACAAAGTTGCCACGACGTAGAGCACCGATTTTGTTGTCTAGTGCAATGAATCCTGTTCTTAAGCCCGTTTCAACATAAGTGCCGTTCTTTCGTGCAATGCGAGTTTCTTCTAGATCCGCATAGAGACGTGCTACAAACTCATTCACATAGGTAAGTGATTTCTTCTCAGAGTTGTCACCGATTTCAGCAATCATGTTTTGTGTTTTGTTGAGCATGTCATCAAGATTTGTGGTGAAGTCCTTTGCCATACCTTGCATAAGCACAGAGATGTCTACGAACTTACGACGAACCATTAAACGGTGAAGCTTCTCGATGTGTTGTTCCAGTGTTGAAATAAGCGTAGGCGCTTCTGCATTCAGCGTAAGCATGTACTGCTCATCAATGTGGTGAAGATTCAATGGGTTTTTCTTGATTTCGTCCCATACAAGAATGAAATCAATTTGTTCACCACGATCGTGGATTGCTTTAATCGCATCAAAAATAATCTGATGCTTTCCTGAGAAGTAATCACGGTTTAGGCGTTGAACATATTGATCTACACCATCAGCAAGAGATAACAAAGAAACTAATACACCTTGCTCTGTAGGGACTGAATGTAAGTAATCCATTATTTAGCCCCCTTGTATTCTTTGCGAATCAATACAGGTGCATTACGCTTTGTTTCTGAATTATCAGAGTTGGTTTTATCCTGCTCTTTTGGGAACATATTGATAAAACGATCTAGTTTTTCAGGTTCACGGCAAATCAATTCAATATCGGTATAACCACCTTGAACATGGTAATCAGACTTAGAGCAATTCAGGATTGCATGTTTGATGTCTTCAACCAGATATCCATCAGCGAGACGAGACTGAATTTTTCTAGCTCGTTTGTCAGATAGAATCGTTTTTTCATTTTTGCTGAATGTGGTTTTCCAGAACTCGAAAATTTCACATATATCTTTCTTAATATTTTCTTTCTTATTTGTTTCTTTCTTAGTAGTACCATTTTCGGGGGTAGTCTCCCCTCCATTTTGGTGGGTACTCCCCATACCATTTTCGGGGGTAGTGTCCATACCATTATCGGTACTACCATCCATTTTGGCAGGTGGTTCAAACTCAGGATGAATGATTGAAAATTTGTTAGTTTCACCAGTTGATCTAACCACTAAAACCAAACCCAATTGTTCAAGCTGGCGAACTGAGTCAGTAAGTGTTTTTAATTTCTTGATTCCAGTCTTTTCTTGAAGGAAGCTAGAAGTAATCGACCAGTTACTACGGCAAAAACCATCAGTAAAGCGGTTAATCACTACGTAGCATTTCAAAGCGCTACCCGTCATTTCAGACACATAGCCCTTATCCACCAGGTAATTTGGTGTTCTAGTGTATTTATCTTCCACTGGGGTGGCCTGCTTGAGAAATTGTTCCAGGTTAAAAGCCGTATTCATCAAACACCTCTCAATACAAATGCAGCTAAATCAGCTTTCGCTTTAGCCAATGCCATAGAGTTTTCGAGAGTTCGATTAAGCACATAAGCCTCAACCGCTTTTTGAAACAAACTAATCTTCCGATTTAGTTCAATGTCTGCTAATATTGAATAGTTCATATGGTTTGCTCCGATTGAACATTGAGCCTGATCTTGTACATCAGGCTTTTTCTTTGTAACCAAGCTCAAAACACATGCCGAAATCTTCAATGTCATCTTGAAAAAGATCGTCAATTGTTTGCTTGCTTTCCATCCACGCTTTTGACATCACAAAAAGCGCATTTAGTTTTTCCTCGCTAATCATTCGATATTTCTTGAGGACAGTCTTAAATCCAAGAATGTCCAACAGCACTAAACAGTTCTCAAGCTCAGTCAAGCCATTGGATTTTCTATCATTTTTCATTCGTGATAATGTGCTTGGATCAATCCCCAACTGTTCAGCAACCTGACTTTGATTGCTTGATGCAAGGGCTTGCAAAACTCTAGAAACTTCATTTCTAGCCCTTGCACTCAATTCGGTTGATACTTTGCTCATGGTTTAGTTCCTAAGCGGTTGCATTAGTTCGTTTAATTGGTTGTTTGCCATCAGCAAGATCACGTATTTGGTATTCACGTGCTAATGGGATTTTTGTTTCATCCCACTGGCTGATTGCATTGTGAGAAATCCCTAACTTCGCTGCTAACTGTGTAACAGTGCAGTTAAGCAGGGCTAAAGCTTCTGACTTAGTCATCTAACTTACCCATAAAGTAATTTAACTTACCTTATTAAACTACATAAAACTTACCAAGTCAATTGGTAAGATAACTTACGTTCTGCTGGTGGAATTAAAATGGAAACCCTTGGTATTCGCTTGAAAAATCTGCGTAAACAGAAAAAACTTACTCAACAAGCATTGGCTGATCTTGTTGGTGTATCTAAAACTTCTGTTATCTACTGGGAAAAAGACGAAAACGTGCCGAAGCATGAAAGCTTAATGGCATTAGCTAAAGTTCTTGGTAGCTCAACTGAGTACCTTTTGAAGGGTAAAGAGCCTAAAAATCTTACTAATTTTAATATTCAAGACTTTATTATTAAGCATGGACTAACAACTAAAGAAGAAGCTTCATTCGATGCTGACAGTATTATTGAACCTGATGTTGTCGAATTTGATGAGGTAAACGGTTATATATGGATTGACGTTGTGGAAGCTAATTTTTCGTGTGGTACTGGGGAATCTATTGAATTCCACTTTGATGTGATTAATGAAAAGTATCCGTTCCCCCCTTCCTTCTTTCAAAGAAAGATGGTGGACCCTAAGTGCTTAAGACTTATCAAAGCTAAAGGCGACAGCATGGCGGATTATATCCATGACCAAGATCTAGTTGGTATTGATCTATCACAAACTGAAATAGTAGATGGTGGTATTTACGCAGTTTACTTTGCTGGCGAAGGCATGATTAAGCAGATATTTAAAGAAGCTGATGGCTCTTTAGTTCTGCATAGCTTCAACGAAAAGTATCGGGATAGAATAATTACTGAACAGAATGGACTGAATTTTAAGGTTATGGGCCGCCAGGTGTGGCGTGCAGGTTAAAAAAGGAGAATGGAATTGGACAATTCAAAACTACCAATCAATCAGATTATTGCTCGCATCAATGATGCTGCTAAACATGGTGAAGCTTTGGTGCTAACCGCTGAAGAAGTAAAGATTCTTTCTAAAGATATTGGCGACAAAGTCTTTATTCCTGTGCTTACTAATGAGCAGGTCGTGCAGTTGGTAAAAGAAGGAAAGCTAGGTCAGAAAATTAATAACACCAAAGATTAATAAACTGTGAACCCGACACAGTCTTAACAACAGATCGGGTGGAGAAGAACATGGGTTTTAATTTTTTAGATTTAAATGACAATGTACGGAATGCAATGCTTGAAGAGGTGAATTTAGACATCTCCAGCAACACCCTGTATTACAGTAAAAGATTTAATTAACATGGGATTGATAGTTATCCAAATATTTTAATTGAGAGCATTAAGGGGGGGTAATGGGAAGAGAATATTCAATATCTAAAGAGCGTATGCTTGAAATTCTTCAAGAAACAAAATGTGTTTATGATGATATTGATTTTTCACATGAGCCGGGCTCTGATTACATCCATTTTCGTGCAAACCAAGTCTTTAGGCTAGATACGGGAGCGACAATACCTGGCGCCTCTGTTGTTTTTAGGAGTATTAAGACACCGGGGTTCATGCGACACTCCCTAGACCTTCGAGTACGTCATCTAAATGTAGAAAACATAGTGCTTCAAATTGAAGTGCTTCCATTTGACCTTCAGCACCCAACCCACAGGGAGCCAGGCTTAACTTTACACGGATCTCATTTATTGAAGGCCACACAAACGATAGGCTATGATAGAGATACTGATAATTGGACATGGTTTCAGTGGCTTTCAGAATTTGAAAGACAGACCAATTTGCAGTGTTTTGGTAATAAATATGAACCTTTTATAGGAGAGCTATTCTAATGAATTCAAGTATAAAAGATTCAATCGAGAAGCTTGGTTTTCATGTCTATCATGCTGATGATGAGCATCTATGTGTAACCACGCCCCAGACCTTTTCGTCCGGAAAGCCGGCATGTTATTTTATTTCGCAAAATAATAATAAAATTATTTTAAATGACTTTAGCTTAAATTTTCATGCTATGAGTGATTGCCTACCTCAGCCTGAAAAAACTGAAAATATTATTTCTCGATTGGTGAGAAACACCCATACAAATGGCTTAATTAGATTTGAAAAACATCGCATCTGGTGTAAAGCTGGTGTTCAGGATTTGGAGTTTGCTATAGGTCATTATTTAAATGTGCTTGGAAGACTAACTTCCTATGAAGCCAAACCATCTACTGACCAAGAACTGGAAGAAATCCTTTCTGAAATTGAAACCTTTTTGCTCTATAAATTTGGAAAAGATAACTTAATCTTAAAACCAAAAGTAATTGGCCATACGGGCACATCTTATGATTTTAACTACCAATGTGGCTCTAAGTTTATTGATTATGCAAAACCTGAGGCAGAAAAAACAGGAAAGTTACTCAGAAAAATGTTTGATGTGCAGAATCTTCAAAATGATGCTGAGTTTCAGATTATTCTTGAGGATAGAGTCAACAAAGATCATTTTAAGCGCGAGGCTGAAATTTTGGGAAATATAGCAAGCATCATGCCTGCAAGTAGCATTCTCTCTTCATAGCGTTATCACCCTCCAAATAACCCACCCCGTGTGGGTTTTCTTTTGTCTATTAAAGCATAAAAGTAAGTTAACAAAAATAAAAAGTAATTTTAATTACCAAATCTCTTGACCATTTTGGTAAGTTACCTTACTATCTTCTCACCAACCAATAAAAAAGTCCCGACTGTTTGGCGACACGGGACTTTTACTCAATGAGTGAGATAAGTATGAATCAAAGAATTGAAAAGTACAAGTTTAGCCAAGCCTTTAGGGATGGCTCGAAAGCATTCATAGCTTTCTGGATTATCACCTTCATTGTATTTGCATTCCTAAAAGGCTGTGCCGACGAGCAATACGCCAACGAACTCAAAGCAAAACAG